GGTGGCCTCCGCCGTCAACGCCATCGATGTCTTCCCGAGCATCACCACCACCCGCGTCTACATGGTGCCCTTCGGCGGGGACGCGAACATCGCCATCGGCATCGCCTCTCTCGGGACGCAGGGCGTAGACATTCTCACCAACAGCACTGTGCTTCAGGCGAGTTTTGCTCACACCGCCTCTGCGGTGAACTACCACGCCATCACCGGCAGTGCTACGGGCAACCGAATCGTGTTCTCTGCGGCTGGCACCGATACGAACGTGGGAATGCAGTACGACGCCAAGGGAACGTCGGCGGATCACTTGTTCCGCGCTGGCAGCACGAATATCGTCCAATTCCTCACGGTTGCGTCTGCGGTCAACTACTGGGGGTTCACGAGTTCCGCCACTGGCAATAGGATTACCGTCACCCCGGGTGGTTCCGATACCAATGTTGGCGTTAGCATTCAGACAAAAGGCACTGGCACCTTCCAATTCGTTGGTGAGATCGCAGTTGCGCCATTTCTCCAGCAGACGCTTTCCGCTGCTGCGGCTACGATCAACTGGGACATGGATTTGGGGTCTATCGCCGTGGTTACGCTCGGTGCGAATGGCCCGTACACGCTCGCCGCGCCGACCAATCCCAAAAAAGGCACCTACATCCTGCACGTTTTTCAAGATGGAACAGGAAGCCGCACGCTCGCGTACAACACGGTGTTCAAGTTTACTGGCGGTGTGCCTCCGGTAATCACCGTCGCCGCCAGTTCTCACGATGTCCTCACCTTCACCTATGACGGTACGGTTTACTCTTCATCGTATCTCCCTGACGTGAGGTAGCGATGTTCCTAGCAGGACACATTCGCCCAACGAAGGTGCTGACAATCAGCAGCCCTGTGGGTTCGTATGCGCTTTTCACGCAGGCGGGCTCGCCGATCTACGCGCTCAACGTGCTGGTGTTCGTCAACAGCACCGTTGGAACCGCCAACCCTGCGTTCGATGTTCAGGGCGCAAGCTGGCGCGGCGGCACCTACATCTACATCAGGAACGCATCCACCATCACCGGAACGGCTGGAACCGCTGGCAGCACCGGAAGCACTGGCGGCGCAGGGTCGCACGGTTCAGGTGGCGGCGGTGGTCAGGGTGGGGATGCAAATACCGGCCCGCAGTATTGGGGTAATCCCGGTGGTGGTGGTTCTCCGGGCGGTGGTGGTTCTCCGGGTGGCTCGGGTGGCGCTGGTGGAACTGGTGGCACATCATTTGCCGCCGTCAGCCTCTCTACCGGCTCGCGCCTCGTCGTTGACAACGGCCCCGGAACTCTCACAGGAGGAACTGGCGGCGGCGCTGGCCCCGGCGGCGCGGGTGGTGCTGGCGGGCCGGGTGGTGGTGGGGGTGGTGGTGGGGGTGGTGTTGGTGTCAAGTTTACGGGCACCCCGCCCAAACAGCCACCGAGTTATGACTCCTACGGTGGTGGTGGCGGTGGTGGTGGCGCAAATACCTATCCAGCGGGGGCTGGCGGAAGCGCCGGAATGTCTGTCGCTGGGAACGCTGGTTCTGGTCAAAGTGGTGGAACTGGCGGAGGTTCGCCGACATACGCCGGTTCTGGTGGTAGTGGCGGTGGTTCCAATGCGAGCGGTGCTTCGGGTGGTGGTGGCTCATCGCCAGATGGCCCTAACTATCCCGGTGGCTCCGGCGCGGGTGCTGGTGGCGCAGGGCCAGCCGGAGGAACTGGGCCAGCGGGGGCGGCTGGATCGCAAGGCAACGCCGTGACCGGAAACGCCAACATTACTTGGGTTGCCTTCGGCACCCGCAATGGGCCAATCACATGAGCGGCATCATCGCTCATCCGCTGCTTTCCACCACACACAGCCAGACTCCGTGCTTCTGGCATAGCGCGTGGTCGAACGAGGACATCGAGAAGATCATCGAATACTGTGAGACGTTGCCCAAGCAGGACGCGCAGATCAGCGCTGGCACAGATAGCACCATCCGGCGCGGTCAGGTCGCGTGGGTGCCGGTGGACGAGACCTCACGCTGGTTCATGTCGCGGATCGGCGAACATGCCATGCAGTTGAACCGCGACTACTTCGGCTTCGACCTGTGGGGTTTCGAGTCGGCGCAGTACACGGTCTACACCGACGAGGGCAAGGGCTCGATGTACGATTGGCACATCGACACAATGGGCAAGGGCAATACTGGACAGCGCAAACTCTCGCTGGTGCTACAGCTATCTGACCCGCAGGACTACGAGGGCGGTGAACTGTGGCTGCATGGAAACTCCAAGGTGATCGCGGAGAAGCAAAAGGGGCTGCTCTACGCTTTCCCCTCCTACACCCTACATCGCGTGACGCCGGTCACTTCCGGCCTGCGGCGCACGCTGGTACTGTGGATTCTCGGGCCGCAATTCCGATGACGCCGAGCTTTTTCAAGAAGCTGGATTTGCACCTCGATGCTCTGGACTTCCAGAACGCCGTGGGAGAGGGGACGTTTAGCGCTTTCCCTACCATCTACTACCTCACGGCGGCGGATCAATTTCGTGACCAAGTGCTTGCGACGATGCCACCGATAGCTGGTGAGGCACGCATCGCCATAGGCGTGGTGCCTGCGGGTACTTATGTGCCGCCACACTGCGACTACATGGCCGAGTGCGCGGTGAACATTTACTACCAGCCCGGTGGCGAGTGCGCGACGCGGTTTTTCAATGCGCACGAGGGTGCCGTGAGGCACTACACAAAAGATGGGAGAGCGCACCGATACAATGACGATGACGTGGATGAGGTTGGCTTTTTCGTTGCGCAGCCGATGGAGTCGTATCTGCTCAACGTGAGCCGCATCCACTGCATTCAGGCCGCTGACGAGCGCAGGTTCGTGAGCGTCCTGTGGAGGAAGCGCACCTTCGAGGAAGTGGTCAAGGAGCTAAGCTAATGCACATAAAATTCAAGGTTGTGCGCGTAGACCCGCACGAACATTCGGTGCTCATCCGCACGTTCACCGAAAAGATAACGGAAGAGATGCTGGCGCAGCACGATGGTTTCGGGAACATCGCTCGCCTGCCGGATGGCTCCCCTGTCAGCACCCGTACCGACCTGTACGTGAACATTCCGGTGCCGCCGCCAGCCGATCTTCAGGCGTGGCTGCTCGAACGCTATGGGCGGCACTGCGATGCGTGGCTGGAGTTGCAGGAGAAGATCGCCGATCCGAATGTGGATACGTCCCTGCAAAGCGCCGCGTCGCTGGCCGGGAAAGTCATGGACGCGCCGCCCCCACCGCCGCCAACGCCGACGCCCGGGCGACTGCCAGCGGGGGCGGTTGAGTTGCGCGCCAGACGCGACAAGACCAAGCAGATCGGGACGACGATCCTGTGAGCGATCTCAAGCAAATCCCGTTCTATCGGGACGACAATTTCGCTGTCGCAATGTGGGAAGGTGACGCCGGGGATGCGCTTGGCATCAACGTCTCTGAGCCCACGCGAAGGGCGGATTTCGCCTGCTTTACCGTTGTCATGCGCGGCGCTCTGGAAATGTTCTCGCCGTCAGGAAAGAAGGCTTGGGCCTACCGCGCGGGTGACACAAGCGATGACGGTGGCGACTTCGATGAGGTTGGCGTGTGGGAGTGGCGGGCAACGGCTACACCAACTCAGGAAATGTGCGTCTCCGTGCTTGATGAAGGCGGCATGGAAACAAACGACCAGTTCCCGCACCAGATCATCAGGCTCGTAAAGGGTGAGCGCGCTGACATCAAGGCCAAGGGGCTGCTTATTCTTCCTGTCGGCAGTGTCAACACCGGGTCGAGGACTATTGCTGCCCCACACTTCGCTCGCATTGACAACGCCCTCAGCGTTACGGCGCTGGAGGACGGCACCAAGCTCATGGTGGTTCGCAGGCGATGAACATAGACGCACGCTTTGCGGTACTGAAGTTCGACTACGACAGGGATCGCGCCTTTGCCGAAGCCGAGGCGTTGATGCCGCGCATGGAGAAAACGAACTACGCACCGGGAAGTGTGGGCGTTGAGCTTCCGTTCGATGTTGGGCGCGGCGAGTGGCATTCAATCAGCCTCAACTACGTGCCGGAAGATGAAATGACAAAGCACGGGCGCGGCAGCGCCAGAAACCGCAACGTGAGCGAGAACTGGGTGTGGCGAGACGACATCGATGCCCCGTACCTGCGCCAGCTTGTCGAGTCGTTGCCCATAGGCAGGTTGCTGTGCGTGCGCCTGATTGCGCTGCGCCCCGGCAACGCTGGCTCCGTCCACAACGATGACTACGCTGGACTGTACTACCCAACCGGAGCGAGATCGGTGACGCTCAACTTGTCCTCTGGTGGCGGCGACCTTCAGATTTGGCACAACGATCAGCACTACACGGTGAGCGACTACCCTGCCTTCATCTTTCGGGACGACTGCTGGCACGGGGTTTCCACGGTCAGGTCGAACCGCATCCAGATGCGCGTGAATGCGTTCTTCAACGTGGAGCTTTCTGGATTGATCGACAAGGATCGGGTGCTGCAATGACGCCCTTCACGCATCTTCTGGAGAACGATCCGCGTGCGTTGCGGCTCCTGCCAACGATACAGGCCACCACGTTCACCAACGGGTTTGCCGTCGTCACCTACATCGGCACCGTTGGGGATTACCTTGACCTCTACTACCCTGCTGGACACAGCAGCCAGATTCCATCTGTAGGCTCGATGCCGCTAGGAGGTATCGAAGCTGTTCAGGAGGCGGACGGCAGGCGCTATATCTGTGACCGTTACCATCCAGTCCCGCAGTTGTTGAACCCAGATGGCTCGATAGACCCGAAGCCTTACTACATCCGGCCAGAGGGCAGGGTGCGCCTGTTCATGCGCGAGAACACGCACCGCTACTGCATCATTCCCGTGAACGTGTTTGGCAGGAAGTCCCACGTTCCAACGGATCACCGCCATGTGATCGACGGGCCGGAGGCAATCGTAATCAGAAAGGAAGGCATCTTCTTTCTGGCGCTCGGGGAGATCGACGTTGACGGCACCAAGTACGTCGGCCCGACAGCCATGACGTTCCCCGAGGACAAAGGGATCACCGTTCCCAAGGGGGCTTGCGGTGTGTTGCTGTGGCGAATCTGAAGCTCAAGCAAGCCGAAACCCTGATGGACGCGCCTGTCGCCGTGGTGGCGCTCGCGTTGTCTACCGACGCCTACATCCGCGTGAAGCACTACAGCTACAACTACGCGCTGCTCACCGGCAACGAGGAAGTGATTTGGGTCGAGATCGGCGGCAAGGTTGCCGGGTTCCTCACTTGGATACGGCAGCGCGAGGGAAGAATCTGGTACATCGCCCTGACCGGCGTTGCGCCGTGGGCTCGCGGCAAGGGCGTGTTCAAGCTGCTACGCACCACGCTCAACAAGATGGGCAAGAAGGACAAGCGGTGCATTGCGTTGACCAGCCTGATCGCGGTGAGCAACGAACGGGCGAGCAAGCGAACCATGTCCGTGGGGAGCCGAGCGGTGCTGATCGGCTATAGGTACGATTGCAAATGAGCAAATTCACCGAGCTTCTGACCAACGACCCGCGCGCCAAGCGCAAGGCGGATGTGCGCGTGATCTTCGAGGGGCACGGCTTCCAGATCACCGAGTTGTCTGGCGGCGTGGGCGACTACTGGGACGTGAAGTGGCACGACGAATTGGATGTGCGCGAGGTCGGCTACCGGAACCTGTGCATCAGCGGAAGGCTCGACTGCATCAACGAGAACGACGGTCAATGGTTCTACAACGACGCGCAGCACCCCATGAGCGCGAAGTTCGCCGATGACGGCTCCCTGACCGACGAGGCGCACCTGATCCGAAGCCCCGGCGTGACGCGACTGTTCTTCGGTGACAACACCAAGCGCCTGTGCATCTACCCACTGGACGCCTTCGGTCAGGTGAGCGATGAGCTTGTGCGCGGCACCTATGCCGATGGGCCAACGTCGTTCACCCTGTCTCGCGGAATGCTGCTGGTGCTGTCTATTGGTGGTGCCACCGCGAACGGTGCCGCGATCCAGAGCCCCAATGTGGTGTTCGCCAAGACACAGGACGTGCAAATCGACCTTCTGGCCAGTTCACACGGAGCGGTGCTATGGAAGGATTAGCCGACAAAATGATGATTCAAGGCTTGAGACTTTCGCAGGAGCAACTCAAGACGGTAGTTCCTACGGCGGAGCCGCCCACGAAAGAGTGGGCGACGCTGGAGGACTTCGCGCAGTGGTTCTGCGACATGGGCTTCCCGATGAAGCTGCCGCAGCTAGACCACCAGCGCATCTTCTGCACCGACTCCTCAAGGTCGTTCGTGTGGTTCCGGCACGGCTGCTATCAGGCAGAAATGTACCTGTTCCACCCGCACCAGAACGTGCCCAAGCACTCGCACCCGATGGAGCAGATTTTCATTCCGCTTGTCGGTCACAGCCGCACCTACACGCAAGTCTCTGGCGGCACCGAGGGGTGCTGGCGTCCGAAGCACTCTGGCAAGCTCGTCAGCAAGAAGCTCCCGGCGAACTACTGGCACCGGCTCAAGACCACCGAGCGCGGGCTCGGAGCCTTCGTGCTACAGCGGTTCCCAGAGGGCTACCCGATGGTGAGCGCCTCGGTGGACTACGACGGTGAGGTCACGGGTGACGAACAGCGCCGTCAAAAAGAACTTCTTGGAAGGCCCAAGGAAACCGAACTTGGAGGCAAGGCATGACCCCGAGGAAGATCGCCATGAAGTGCGCCGCGCTGTGCCGGGAAATGGCTGACGTGTCCCACGAAGTAGACCGCAGCATGATCCGGCGCAGGGCCTTTCTGGACGCTCAAGAGCGGCTTCAGATGTTCGCCACGACGCAACCGGACGTGGAGGAGCGCAGCCAATCGGAGCGTGCGCTGGACGCGCTGTGCGAGGCGAGCGGCTACCAGTATTGGTGGATCGTCGGTGGGCGGCTGCTCTTCGGCTCCAAGGGCGAGAACGGAAACGCGACGGCTATTCCAGCCGTAGCCCTTCTCGCCGCGCAAACGATGGTGACTGCGTGAAGCCGAAGCTCTACTCGCGCACCGCGCTGATCGACTGTCCTGCTGAGGTGGTGAATCTGGCGCTGGAGTTGCATCTGGCCTTCAGACGCCAGTACAGCTACGTCATCGAGCTACTGACCGGCATGGAGCGCACGCTCTGGGCCGAGATCAACGGCAGGCCAGCGGGCGTGTTCCTGTGGACGGTTTACGACCACGGCAGGCGCTGGTGGGTGGACTTCTGCGGCATCAAGGAAGAGTTCAGGAAGAGGGGCGTGTACGTGGCGCTGCGCCGGGAATTTCGCAAGCACTTCGATGCCGACAAGCTGGCGCGGTGCTTCGAGAGCCACGTCAAGATGGACAACCATCGCATGAAAAGTTTGAACGAGCTTGGTGGCTCTAAAGCTGTGTCCATCAAGTTTCGTTTCGATAAGGGAGTGTGACATGCCAGAAGAACATACAGAAAGCGGTTCATTGGAGGTGGGCGCTGGCGACAAGCGCATCTCCATTCGAGGAATTAGGGTTGCTGACTGGATCGGTATTTTCATCACCATCTGCCTGACGCTGGTCGGCTTCATGCTGTGGGATCACAAGGAGGATTCCAAGGTGGCGCAGGCCGCTTTCCTCTCAACGATCAAGGAGGTCAGCACCGCCAACACCATCGCGCTGAAGGAACTCACGGTGTCGCAGAAAGAAGGCACGGCGGCGCAGAAGGAGCAAAACTGCCTGCTCAGGTTCGTGCAGGCTGACCGTCAAGCGAACGCAGATTTCTGCAAGCAAATGGGGCGCGCTCAGTAATCGTGATTACTCTCAGCGACTTCCAGAGGATCATGCCCGCCACGCCACAGGAGAGGCTTGAGCTTTTCTTGGAGCCGCTGCTTGCCGCGATGGAAGAGTTCGACATCAACACCCCGCAGCGTCAGGCTGCGTTTCTCGCGCAGATCGCGCACGAATCTGGAGGGCTAAAGTATGTCCGCGAACTTGCGAGTGGTGACGCATACGAAGGACGGAAAGACTTGGGAAACACTCATCCCGGTGATGGGCCTAAATTCCGTGGGCATGGACTTATCCAGATCACTGGCAGAGCTAACCATCAGGAATGCGGCGACGCTCTGGGTCTTGACCTCATTGAGCATCCTGAGCTACTCGAAGAACCTACAAATGCTTGTCGATCTGCGGCTTGGTTCTGGAAGAAGAAAGGGCTCAACGAACTCGCCGACGCCGACAACTTCCGCGTCATCACCATCCGAATCAACGGTGGTGTGAACGGCATGGCTGACCGGCTCAAATACTGGGCGCGAGCCCAAGAGGTGCTGGCGTGATGTACATAATGGCGATTGGTTTCGCGGTGCTGGTGGCGTGGGGATACTACGAGCGCTCCGGCAAGCTCTCGTGCGCAGCGGACAAGGCAACCCTGACCGCTCAAGTCAATACGCTCTCCGACAAGCTCAAGACGCAGAACGACGCCGTGGATCGACTCGAAGACGCTACCAAGAGCGCGGCGGCGGCGACCAAGCTCGCGCTCGCGGAGTCTGCCAAGAAGGACGCTCAACTCGCTGGAGAACGCGCCAAGCTGAAGGAAATCATGAAAGCCGGGACGCCGAAGGGCGCGGGCTGTGAAGATGCGTGGAGCAAGATCGAGAAGCTCAAGTGAGCTATGCTGCCAACACCGTGAAACCTCTCCTACTGTGCTTGGCAGTGTCGGGCTGCGCCGAAGTTATCCACAGGGTTCCGACTGAGGTGCGGGTGCCGGTGGCGGTGCCGTGCCTGAAGGCGTCTGAAGTGCCAACGTCCAAGGAGCCGTTCCTCTCTGATGCCGAACTCTTCGCCTTGGATCGCTACCAGAGGACGCTCAGGCTCTGGGACGAAAGACGTGAGTACCAGTCCTACACCGACAAGCTGAACGCAGTCCTGAAGGGCTGCATAGGGGGTGCCTGATGTCCGCATCGATGACTTACGACTCACTGATTACGGACATCCCGAGCTACGCCGAGCGCACGAGCGACACCACCTTCATCGCTCAAGTACCGCGCTTCGTGATGTTGGCCGAGAACCGCATCGCAGCCGAGGCGCGTGGCCTTGGATTCATGCGCTCCGTCACCGACAACCTCGTGCCGAGCCAATCGTTCCTTGCGAAGCCCGCGCGCTGGAGGGAGACCTACAGCCTGCAAATAGGCACCGGCTCTGGGAACAACACCCGGGTGACGCTCTTTCTTCGCGCGCTCGAATACTGCCGCACCTACTGGCCCAACCCCACCGTCACCGGAACGCCCAAGTATTACGCCGACTGGGACTACCAGAACTGGCTTCTGGTGCCGACGCCGCTCTCTGCGAATCCCTACGAGTTGATCTACCACGAGAGGCCCGAGCCGCTCGATGGCACGCACCAGACGAACTGGACGACTGAGTACGCGCCGCAGCTTCTGCTCTACGCCTGCCTGCTGGAGGCGCAACCGTTCTTGAAGCAGGACGACAGGATGAAGGTCTTCCAGCAGGAGTACGACAGGGCGCTCAAGCAGACCGAGTTCGAGCAGCGTCACCGCATGATCGACAGAGCGGCGCAGGCGATCAATGCCTGAAGACCCCAGATACGACACCATCGTCTCCACCTTGGTGTGCAAACCCGGCATCAAGCGGGATGGCACGCACGCCGATGGCAACTACTATATCGATGGCGAGTGGGTCAGGTTCAGGCTTGGTAAGCCCAAGAAGATCGGCGGCTACCGTGAGATCGTGAACGGGCTCGATGGCCCGATACGCGAGACGCATGTTCACGCGCAGAGCGGCCTGAACATCATTTCATCTTTCTCCGGCACCGGCATCCAATCCGTTCAGGCCGACGACGAGGGCGCTGGCGGCGCGTTCTACAGCAGGACTCCGGGTGGCTTCACGGCGCAAGACAAGTACGTCTGGACTGTGGACACGATGTACGACTCCACCGGCTCACCGGCAACGAAGCTGATCGCGCACGCATCCAACAGTCTTCTGGACATCAAATCGGATGTGTCGGACATCGTGTACTACGGGCCTGCCACTGCGGCGACGGCTCTGGTCACGACTGGCCAGAGCGTGTCTGGTGGCTGCGTGGTGCTGCAACCGTTCCTGTTCATCTACGGCTCCAACGGCCTAATCAAGAACTCGATTGCCAACGACCCGG